CTTCTGCTGATAATACATCTGTATTCTCTGAATAATCCACCCCAAGTAAAAACCCTGCATCCCTGCCCATTTCAACAGCGATAATTCTGCTTATAACATCGAATAGCTTTCTTTCTACATCATTCCACCTAATAACATCAGAAGCCCTGTTATCTAATAATTCCTGCATCCTGAGCCTACGAGATACGCCAGATTCAGCAGCAGTTCCCTCAACAAAGGTAGCATCTAATCCATAGTTCTGTGCCAATAACTTATATCTGTCTTTGATTGCCTTTGTAACAGCATCAACAGTATTGGGAGGCGATACCATTCCCAGCGTTCCATCATGCCCTAAAGCAGTCCATTTATCAGCACCAATTTCTATTTTATCATAGTCAATATTGCTTCCTGAAATATAACCCATACCAAAAGATTGATAATGGATATTCGAGTTTAGATTAAAGTTCATCACATTTATTTCTTCTGCTGTGCTTATAAGGTCAGGGGAAGCATCAGTATCTAAATAAGATGCCTCTGGTTTTCCATCCCTGTAACACTCAACAAATGGCAGCATCTGATAGGGGTTTGCCATTTCAGGGTTATCATCAGTTGTAAATATCTTACCATTCTTGTCATAAGTGTAATGGTGCTGTTCATCCCAATAAGCCCATATCTCTGGAGTTGTATCCATAACAGAATCTTTCACTTGTAAAGGATAAGTAAAGCCAATAGGGGTTAATGGGTCATCACCAAATATTGGCTCGTAATCCCTGATAATATCAAACTCAACAGCATCATTCCTGAAGGTAGGCTTTAGCAATATTACTTCCAATAAATTGGTAAGGCGTTCTGCTCTTTGCATTTTATGGTTTAAGCCCCTAATCATATCAACCACAGCTTCATTGGTATATTCCCTTATGGGTGGATTCATATAAACCAAGCTGATTCTATTTATCACCCTTCTGGTAATAGAATTGTTAGGGATAGGAACTTTATCATAAATAGGCGTGGCATTACCCTTTGGCTTAAAGTATTCCTTTAAGTATTCATCAGTTCTGCCTTTGTAGTAATTGTATGCCTTTTGTCTGGCTTCTTTCCAGTTATTTTTCTGTGATTGTTGCCAGTCTATCTTTGACATTTCTACTAATTGCCTTGCTGTATATATCATCTTGGAATACTCCCAAATTGTGGTTTAATGATTGGAAATTCAAGGTCAACATAATATCTGAAACCATCTGAAAAGTGTGTCCTATTCTTATCAGACTTATCTATTTCCCTTGTTCCTTCCTTGTTGGTTGTCTGCTCTAAATCTTCAATTAAAGCATTACATCTTGGGTCAACCATAACCTCACCTTCCAAGACTTTATTTACTGCATTTACGCTATCTGTTACTCTTGGTGCTTTTGGCTTAACCATCACCTTAAACCCTGCCTGTTTTAGAATATCATGGTCTGTGCTTAATGCTGATGTATGCCTCTGATTAGCTGGGTCTGGATAAGCATAATACATTCTATTTTTATATTTAGATTTTATCTCCTCTGCCATCCTTTCAGTCAGGATTTCTTCTCCCCCTGAATGATGGAGTTGGATGGTGTCGAAAACTCGTATTTTTGGAGATTCATTGTACTGCTGGATGAGTGAACAAGCCATTGGTGAAACATTGAAGTCAATGCAGCATCTAATGGGTAAGTTAGGATTATATTCGACTTTGCCAATGTTTGTCTCCCTATCAAAATTGTAATATGTTTGCCCCTGCTGAAGATTGACGAACTCTCCATGCAGATAGGCTTTTAATAAATTCTCATCATAGTTTTGCTTTAAGCTGTCAATAAATTCCTGTGGCAACATGATATTATCTTCAGTCTTGCCCCTGATTAACTTGTATCCCTTTTCAGGGTTATTACCCCAATACTTATAAACAACCTTAAATCCCTCTGGAGTTCCAGAGCCAAAGGCTGTAAGCGTATTGCCATCCCTAAGCCTTGACAATAGCATCTTCCATGCCCTATCATCTCTTAATTGATCCATTTCATCTATACCACCAGCAGCCAGATTAAGCCCTGCCCAACGCATATAATTCTCTGCACTTCTCATAATAACATCACACCAACCCTGCTTCCAATACACCCTGTATTTAGTGGCAGTAGCAGAATAATCATAATCAAACCCTGCATCCCTTAAAACCTTTTCAAATGTAGGTTGTAATACATCCCTTATCATAGGGTATGTAGGTTCTGCCAATAGGATTATCTTACCTGCGTTCAGAGAGCACTGCTTTAGAGCCATTAAAGCGAAGGCATAGGATTTTCCTGAACCATACCCACCCAATAAGAAAGGATGCTTATAATTATCACTATTTAGAAATTCCTTTTGGTGCTTAAATAGTTTAAATTTCTTCAATGATAAACCCTTCAGGAAGTTCAGATGTCTTTATCTCCTGCTTATCACTCATTCCCAGATACTGCTTACTAAGCCATATCTGCATAGCAACATTACCTTTCTCTGCTGATTTCCAGAGCATTTGCCTCAATCTAATTTTTCCCTTGTCCTGTCCTTTTGATACATCTGTGGAATAACTTTTGGAAATTAAATCTTTACTGCACCCAAAAAAAGATGCTATCTCTGTATTGCTACACCCAAAGGATGCCAACTTTTCTACTTGCTCAGGGTCTATGTTATATTTCTTTGGTCTTGCCATTATGTTCCAGGGATAGGTATTCTAACCCTTCCATTGGTTGACTTTTCTATATCAAACCTAAACACCTTACTTCCCCATCTTTTTTGCATAATCTTTGCTTGTTCAATTTCTGTATCTTTAAGTCTATATGCACCACAGCCACCTTTCATATCCAAATGGTCAGCCATGTAATAATATTTTTTATATCTTAGTACCTTACGATATTTTAATATATTTTTTAAAAAAAAATCATAATCCTCATTCAAATATAAACTTTCATCATATCTTAATTCTGGCTTATAATGACAACTGAATGTGCCCAATACAACTCCAAGTAAAGTTATTGGTTGGAATTCATGATAGAACATTGGGTCTGATTGCAAATTTACACCCCATAATCTTGCACCTAAATCTTTGCACATACTATAGCCATTATCAATAAACTCTAATAGCCTTTTATAATTCATTACATTTTGTTTTCCATTCTCATGATAACCCATGCCCCTAATATCATCATCTGCCATAATTATCCTCTCGCTTTCCACATTATCCAAAATATAATTCCTTACTTTTGCAATATTACCCCTCATATTATCTGGTACAATTAATAATTCTCCCCCTTCTTTTTCTTTGTATAAATCCTCCTCAAATTCATGTATAGCCAACATACTATCTGGAAATACTTTTCTTGTTAATACATTCCCTGCCCTTTTATAAGATGGCACAACTATTTTCATAATATTTTTTTTAATACCTCTGCACCTTTTAGAACCCTTCCTATGCCCTGGCTTTGTATTTTTTCTTTTTTCCCTTTCATTGTTTTTAATCCAAGCACATCATTTGCAGTCTGCCAGTCTAAATCATTATCAAAATATAATAGCACATAATTATGTGATTCAAATAATTCAGGAGTTATTTCTATTTCAGGCTTTATTTCTTCCTCATCATCTTCAAATATTTTTAATTCCTTATCAGTAAAACCTATTTCCTTCAATTCTTCTAATTCAAACATATTAGCCAGAACATCCATATCCCATTCACCTGTGTTCTTATTCAATCTAACATTCAATTCCCTTTCCTTGTCGTATGTTAAATCAATTTCAACACATGGTATCTTCTTAATATCTAAATCTTTAGCAACCTTACACCTTTGATGCCCACCAATTATAATATTCTTTCTATCTTTATTGGAGTTAATTATAACAGGGTCAACCAGCCCAAACCTTTGGATTGAATCCTTCAAGTGCTTGTACTGGTCTTTAGTTAGTTGTCGTGGGTTATATTCAGCAAATATCAGGGAATCAATATCCCTCTGAATTATCTTTTCTGGCATTTTTTCCTCATTTTACAATAGTTAATTTACTTTTTATTAGGATATTATCAATAACTGTTTTATAGTTCTT